GAAGCCAAACTAAGGAGTAAAAATGAAAGATAAAGAATTCCGCAAATGGTTTGACAAGCACAAGGGTGCAGAGGCTTATGCTTATGAAGTTTGGTGCGCCGCGTGGAGCGCCGCAAATAAGCAAGAAATATGTTTTTGTGAAAGCATACAACGCTGTACAATATTTGACAGGTGCATGAAAAATGAAAAGGATTGATTTATACCGAGCGCAGTTGAAAGCTGCTAAAGCGGAAGAAACCATACGCGCGCGAAAACTTAACGCGGCCTACAAAGCCTTTATTAATACGTCTAACCGTATAACAGAATTGGAGAATAAAATTGCAACTATCCTGGCGAAAGCTGAATGACCAACTAAGCGGCATGACTGAAGACGAAGTCTTTGAGTTATTGGCTGCTGAACGCCGTGGTGCTCGACGGGCCACGATCCTTGAACGCTTACATCAACGCTACTCCGCCATGCGCGCGTCGCGTGAGCGTATCGAAATTATGAAGGAGGCAACGCTGACATGAACGATGAGGACTTGCGTGACTTGTTTGCTGGTATGGCACTGCAAGGTATGCTTGCTGAATGCGGAGGCGGCGCGTTAAGTAATCATGAACTTGCAAAGTTTTGCTATCAAATAGCTAATGAAATGGTTAAGGAGAAACACGATGTTGTATGCAGCGCTTGATGCCGCAAAAGAAAGAACCGCGCAGGAATATGCTACGCGAATGCACGATCCTGTAAATCATCCCAAGCACTATACGGAGCATCCGAGTGGCGTGGAATGCATTCAGATCACAGAACACATGGGATTTAATCTCGGAAATGCGGTAAAGTATATTTGGCGTGCCGATCTTAAAGGCAATAGCATCGAAGACTTAAAAAAGGCGGTATGGTATGTCCAAAGAGAAATCCAGTTACGCATTGCCACCAGTTCTAAAGCTGTTGCAAAAGCGTCTTCAACCCATGCCAGTACTACTGGCACTTAACAGCAAGGTTCGGCATTTTGCTTCCTGAATGCGGTTTAGCCAGCCTTTGCCGAACACTGCAAAGGTTGGTAGCGACCGATAGAAAACTTCTTTGGCCACGCTAAACTTGTCGATCAGATCATCTGTTTTGGCAACTGCCGCTAAAGTCATGGGTCCAATTGCACCGTCTGGAGTTACACCGACACAAGATTGCAGCGTTTTAATGACACGCCCTATGCCCGCGTTAACCGCAAAATCAAATACAAGATAATCAAGACCAGTAGGTAATTCATCACAACGACAAACATCCCAATACTTTTTTTTATAAAGTGGCTCGACTTGTGCCGGTGTTAATGATCGCATTTCCTTTTCACTGCTTGGACGACCAACCCAATTTTCCCATACAGGTTGCGTAATGCCGAGATTAGTGCGTCCACCAGGGTCTTTAGGGTTGTTAACATATCCACCTTCACTAGTTAATAAGAATTGAAATGATTGTGACCAATTGCTTTTCATTTTGTAGCTACACCTTTTACTTTGTCGTAGCTACGCATAGCACCAAGTCCGAGTAAACCGAACAGAATCTGCATTGTGATAGTCGTATCAATCGCAGGAAACGATCCAGTGTAACCATTAAGCGTAGCAATTAGCCTTAAGATTGGTTCCAAAATTGCAGCATATGCAAGACCAAAGCCACCGACCCAACCTACAAATGGTCGCCATCCTGCTACAAACATAGATGTACTAGCGGCTTCAACTTTATTGATGTCGGTCTGAGCAACCATGGTCGCCAAATCGCCGTTCTGTTGAAGCTTAAGTAGTTCTAACTGCGCCTGCGCCGCTTGCGCCGGATCAGGAAATAGCTTGGTAATTAGTGTATTTCCGATACTTAGCAGCGCAGTGATTGGATCCATTATCTATCAGCCTTGTTATCTAACTTGTCGTAGACCTTGTCTAGTAATTGCTCTATTCGGTCAAAACGTGTCGACATTTCAGCTTTCAACATAGCCATGTCAGCTTTTTTGACATAATTATCAGAGATAGACAATTCAAGCCGATTCATATCAACTTGAAGCGTTTTGACAGCATCCCATAATTGACGGGCAAACCAGCCAAGTACACTCAAGGCTGCGCCGCCACCTAAATTTATGAAATGCTGCCAGTCCATAGTTATTGCCTCAAGTTGTTGCGGTTTTCGGGGGCTAACGTATTTAATTGCGTTGCGCCTGTTGTAACAGATAAATTCCATTCACGACTATTTTTTAATATTCGTAATGCTTCAACGCGTTCGCTTGTTGGCAATGTTTCCAATATTTGCGCCGCATTTTTTCCATTTCTAAAACCTTCTTCAAAATGTTTAAAAGTTTTAACGCCGACACGTTTTTCAAGTACATCTAATGCCATATTAGCGGCAGTTGCTGTGCGGCTAAAAAACGCCGGTATACGTCTAATTACGCTTTCATTTTCTAATATTTTAGTTTGCAGACCGCCTTGACCGGCGGCAGCGGCTTCTTTAATTTTAATATCGCCCTCCAAACGACGCGCAATCTTATTAAGCGCAGGCATTTTTTCGGCCATTTCATTGAAAACACTGTAACTACCTGGACCAAATACAGCTTCAACTGCATCAGGACTTTTGCCTCGAATTAAGTCAATAACTTGTTGTTTTTGGCCGCTATCAAACATATTTTTGATTTGCGCGGCCATTTGCATTTGTTCAACTTTTTGACGGCCTTCTGCATATTTAGTTAAATAATCTTTCCAACCTTTACCGCCAGCTGTTTCAATCGCGCTATCAATCGCTGGATTAATTTCTCCTAACAATTTGGCTGCGTATCTGGCTTGCGCAGTAGGCGTAGCAGACCCCATAAGGCGTTGTACTTCTTCATTAATGGCGTTTTTACGAATGGTATATAACGCATCAGCATCAATGACGCCGCCACCTTTTGCTGTCCATTCTTCAATTTTAGAAATAACTTTATTAAGCACGTTACTGTTAACGTCGCTTGGCCCAATCTTAGGATCAGACAATTTGCCTTTAATGTTATTAATAATTGCGCCGGTGTCAATCGGTTTAAAACCTTGCGCCGCTAAATTATCAAGTTGTGTTTGAGCTTGCGCAATGGCAGGGGCTGCCGTTGTAGAACGTACGCCAGACGATAAAGATTCCACGCCTTGATTCATATTTACAGCAGCTTTCCCTGCCATACTTGCACGATCAAGCGCTTCCTGACCAACCGGAACCAATCTTTGATTTAATGCGTTAATTGATTCTTCAGCGGCTTGACGCATTGCAGTTTGATTTTCGCCCCCAGCCATAGCATTAAGCGTATTAGCCATGCCACCTTGTTGCTTGCCTGCTAATGTGCTGTACCAACTTTGCGTGTCGCGCGACTTTGCAAAATTTTCAAGCGCCATAAAAGGTTCGGCGTTGATGCCAGCGCGTTCTAACACTTGGGCTGGTGTTAATCCTTTTGGTGCGTTTTTAAGTGCAATTAAAGCGTCAGGTAATTTGTCACCTAAAGTTGCGCGTGCTATCTCACCGGCTTTAACATCAGATAATCTATTAGCTAAAACATCGGCGCCAAAACCTAAACCTTGAGCCACTTTTTTAACTATAGCGGCGCCTGCGGTTGGCACAACAGCACCTACAATAGCCCCTGCGCCAGCGTCTTCTGGGTTCATAATTCCAGAACTTATACCGCCTGCGGCAGCGCCTCCACCAGCGCGTAATGCTACATCAAGCGCACCTTTAGGTACGCCAGTTCTAAAACCTCCTGAACTTATAGCTTCAGCAACAGGCGCGGCGTATTTAGCAATAGCGGGAATAGTTTGACCGACGGCGCCTACGACTTTACCCGCACCCGACGCTGCGGCTGCACCTAGCCCTGCACCAGAATAAAAATTAACAACGTTAGCAAGAGGATCAGCACCGTATTGTTGTTCATAAGCGCGTGTTGCGGCTTCACGTTCAGCTTCTACGTTTTGACGACGCGTAGTTTGCCCTGTAACTAAACCGCTTAATGTAGGCTCTTTTGGACTAATAGCATCCAAAATGTCTGCGCCCCAACCTTTAACAGTTTGCGCTGCTTGTTTAAATGGACGTGTACCTGCCGCTTCAACCGTCTCCAATACATCAAGAAAACTTTTGTCTTTTGGTGTTTCTTCAGCAGGCGCAATTAATTTAAAAATATCATAACCATTTGATTGCAATTTAGCAGTCAAATCAGCTTTGCTCATGCCATCTGGCACGTTTTGGATAACAGTACCATCAGGAAGGCGAACGTCCATTATTTCAAACTCCCAAAGTCAATCACACCACTATTAGTTGGTGCAGACGCTGATGATGGAGTTGCTAAAGTACCACCACCGCTTTTTTGAAGTTTTTGTTCCGCATTAGCTATGCCTCGGCGCAATACGCCTTGAAATTCGCGTGCTGCTTCCATATATTCTTTTTCGCTTGTCGCCAAATCCATACGCGAACGTGCTTTAGTAGCTTTTGCGCCTTCAATATCTGTAATCGCGCCGCCGCCTTTAAGTGTTTCATAAGCATCAAGAAAAGCTTGCCCAAGAACTTCTTCGTGTCTGGCCCTAAATCCTCTTGCTTCTGTCCCTGGAACGTATTGCATCCCCCAGCCTGCGCCAACAGCACCTTCAAATCCTGGATGCGGTTTGCCTTGCGCACCTGGTAAAGGTTTACCATTAGCATCTACGCCACCAATCATTTCATCAATTTTGCGAATAGCATCTTTAGACATCGCAATTGCTTCAGGTATTTTTTCAATGACCGCTTTTTCTTTTTGCTGCGTAGCATTCATTGGAGGACGCAACGGCGTAGGTGCAGCATTTGCAGGCGCAGTTGCAGCAGACGCAGGCGTGTTAACCAATGCATTTTGAGGTGCGTTAACTATTGTGCTAGAAGTGGCAGGATTTACTGTACTAGCTAATGTATTGTTAATATCTGGCGCAACTGGTTGAGCAATTCCCACAGCCGCGGCATTGGCAGGGTTGCGCGGAGGAACAGCATAAAAACCATTTTCTCCATTAACAATTTGTGGTGTGGGATTCATGTGACGTTGCCACGCCGCTTCATTTGTGCGCCTGTTATTTTCTGCTGACACATTATGGCCGTACATAGCAGCGCCGACAGTAGCAGCGTTATTAGCGCGCGATGTAGCGTCAACCATTTTTTCTTTGGCTGAAATAGATGCATCAACGCCTTGTTGTGCTAACGCAGCTATTTGCGTAGGATTAGCTTCAAGTTTTGTGTAGAGTTGATCGCGGTGTTGTGGTGTCAACACGCCCATTGAAACAGCGTTATCCAAAATGCTTTTTGCGTTATCTAACGTAGGGTTTTTAACTAAACCACCATACGCAGCGCCTAAATAATCAGCACGTTTTAGCCCGATCTCAGCTTGTTTTTGTTGCGTTTCGATTTCTTTGCTACGCAATTCAATTGCTAACTTAGGGTTAATACCAGCAATACGATTAAATGTAGCTTTATCATTGATATCCGCGCCCTGCGACAAAGCTTGTTTTAATGCGTTTTGTTCTTCAAACCCCTGTTGCGCTTGACGCAATTGCATCAATTGCGCCATTTGATTCATTGGGTTTTCAACTTGTATAGGGCGCACGCCCATTGCGATGTTGGTGTCGAGTGCCATATTTATTCCTTTATTGGTCCATCGTACCTAACAGGGAGCCGCCGTTAGGTACTGTACCTTGACCGCCATATCCGTACACATTACCCGCGCCATATTGATTAGATGCCGCTGCGCCCATTTGCATAGCATTAGATGCAGGAAACAATTTGTTCATCAAGTTATAGTTTTGATATGAGCTTAGTCCTTGAGATATACCATTATTAATAGCATTAGCAGACCCAATTTGACCGGACGCCAATGCGTTAGCACTTTGCATACCAAGATTGCCGACGTTGCCTGCTGTGGTCAATCCTTGACCAGACAAGCTTTGCAATGGATTTAACAAATTAGAACGGTTAGTCTGATATCGATTGAATGCGTTTGTGTATTCTTGCGATGCCGCACCCTGACCATAATCTTGCGCCGCTTTTAAAGCGTTGCCGGAAATCATGCCACCACGCGCTGCCGCCGTAGCATTTAACGCTTTATTGCCTTCGCTAATTCTAAACGCGTAGCCTGGATCCATACCGGCATACAAGTCTGCAGCCGTAAAGTTTTGATTGGCTGAGCCATACCCGGGCGCGTTTGTATTCGGGCTTAATCCAAGCAATTCCATTAGCCGGTTATTAGCAACGTAGCCATTGTCTAAAAATGGCTGTTGCGCTGCAGCAGCCCTATCGGCGGCAGCAGCTTGTGTATTAGCCGCGCTTTTTGCCGCTTGTGAAGACATCAGCGAACTACCTATCATCGCTGTGCCGCCAATAACTGCTGCTGTGATTCCACCTGCCATGTTAATTCTCCGTTAAGGACATTTTAACGCTATTATCTAGTAATAATCTATTAGAAAGTAGACCGCACTCCGGTATAACATACAGCCGGTCTTCCAATGTTTCTATGTCTGTGCAATTATCTGGATTGTCATAGACATCAATCCAAATAAGTTCTTCTTCAAATACGCGTCCTACACGTTTAACACCAGCAGGGGCATCAAATTCCATCGGCGCAACCAAAGTATGGATTACGTCATCTATATTAACGTCTATTACGCCTTTTTTAAGTATTACCTTATAAGGCGTTTTGTGCTCTGCTCCTACAATCACCGACCAAGGCGGCGCAATCATAGTGCGGTAATACTTTCCATCTTTAAATTCATGCAGCGTTTTTACATCCGCTTGAGGCATTTTAAGCAATTCTTCCTGTAACGCCTCTATTTTATCTCGCAGCGATACGCTTACTCCCCAAGTTACCTTGGGTTGTATGCTTGGAAGTTGATAAGTAGCGTTCATACCAAGTTATTTAAATAATAGCCTTGTGTAGGCGTTGGGAACGTGTTGGTCCAGCCTGGGGCGATGTTGCCGCTCACCCAGTTGAAATCATCAGCGTTAATCAAAATAAATACCGCAGCGTTTGTGCCTTTATCAACAGCGCGATTGCCGGACATATACATTCTGTTGCCAGATGATATCTTAAACATCGCGTTGCTGTAAGCGGCGTTCGGCGTGGTATGAATAATATTATTTATAAAGTGAATCATTGTCACGCCAGACGACGGTGTGGCGGCCGTAATCACATACGCATCGACGTTGCCGATTTGAAAAAACGAATTGGCAATTTGAAGCGACGTATTGCTAACAACAGTTGACGCTTTATTGATATAGGGTATACCCGCAATTGGCGACAAAAAGTGGCATTGATCAAAACTAATACTGCCATCTGTTTCGTTTTGCAATAAAACTAAAGATTGATTAGTTGAACCAGCAAACATTTTGCAGTTAACAAACTGCGCCCAGCCGCCTGTCGTAATAACGCCGTTTAGATCAGCTGCGTTTTTAACCGTAATGTAGCTATTTGACACTTGAAGTGACCCGGCCGACTGCAAAATGCCGTTGTTGGTATCAAAGCCTGAATCCGACACATATACCCAAGGATCGCCCGACACTACCGTGCCGGTACGCAAATTCATTCCAAGGTTGGAGATGTTTAAGAACTCATGGATAAATACGCCGTCGCACATTCCAATATCGAACGCGCGGGTAGGGTTGGTGTAGAAAATTGACGCTTGATTGGTCGTCATGCTGAAATTCCAAAAATGGAATTTGTTAATGCGAACAGTATCAAGTGAACCGTCAATCTTAATGCCCGTGCCGTACGCTGACATTTCAAGCAGATCAATAAACGATCCGCCACAGTTGCCGGTCATGTCAATGCCGTTCGTGGCGTTTGTGATGCGCACGTTCTGAATCTGAAAGCGCGGGGTATCCACAGCTGAGATTGCCACAGGATACGAAGTCAGACTTGCGCGCGTAGCCGTGTCTGGCTGTGTAAACACAATACCTAAGTCTTGCAAGCGAGGACCGTATTGCGTAGGCACTTGAAACACAATGACGCCCGTGGCGCTCATGTTAAATGTATTGTTAATCTTAAATACCGAGTTGGCGCTACCATCGCCATAAATGATTTGGTTAGATGTCGTAATGCGAACCGCGTCTTTAATCAAATATGTACCGGCAGGGATGTACAAGTGTGCGCCAGAACCAAATGCTGCTTGAATGGCCGCTGTGTCATCAGTTGTGCCATCGCCTGTTGCGCCAAAATCTTTGACCGACACCAACTCTTGCAGTTTTTGATGTACTGTGCGACCAACAGCGCCTGATAACGCGCCGGATGAATTGGACTGTTTAAAGCCAATTAGCGCGTCGCCCTTGGTGACGTCTGTTGTATTGGCAAGCGCCGCGTAAATAGCCGTTGTGTCGTTTACGCCGATGATGTTGTCATAGGAGCCAATCTGCACGCCTGTGGCGTCTTTCAACACAAACTTGAAGCTTGACCCATCTGCTAACCAAATCTCTGCTGGAGGGCGTCCTGCCGCGTCCAGAACGATAGGATTGGTGTTGGCAGTCGCGCCTGACAACGATGTGTAAGTTGTCTGCGGTGTGGTTGTACCTGCCGCGTAAGTATAAAGTAAGCCACCTGATAACGGATCACCGTTATTGGTAAAGAATTGCCAACCAGCGCCAGCGAGATAGGAAAGAGTCATAATAAGCCTTTAAGTCAAATTGTTGGCGTAGTAGCCGGTCGCGCCGCCCAACCCCGCATTAGTCCAGCCTGGTGCTATGTTACCGCTGATCCAATTAAAATTGTCACCATTATTTTGAATAAATGTAGCTGCATTTGCGCCTTTATCGTTTACTCTATTGCCGGTCATGTATATACGACAGCCTGGTTGAAACTGAAACATTGGGCCACTGTATGCAGTGTTAGCAGTCGTATTGATGTAATTATTAACAAGATGTACTTTTTGCGCTGCGTTGCCTTCGCTCCACATACACAAACCGTTAGCAGAGCCAAAATCAAATGTGCAATCAGACATTGAAAACAATGAATTACCTGCGTTTGAATTTTGATAAATTACAGGGCCGCCATTAATGTAATTACTAAAATAGCAATTGGTTAGCGTCATCGAATTGCCGCCTTCCATTCTAATAGCAGCCACCCCATTAGACGGGCCAAGAAAAAAGAAACAATTAGTATATTGAGAAAAGCCACCACCAGCGTTCATGTAGACAGAATAATATCCACCTCCGTCAGCGTTTGTGATGTATGAATTATCAACTTGCAAACGCCCAGCGTTTTGGCTAATACCGTTCCATGTATCAAAGCCTGATTCTGTAATGTATACCCACGGCGGTCCACTTGATCCTTGGTACATATACAGACCAAGATTAGAAATATTTAAATACTGACTAATCATCAAACCATCTACACGCCCAACAGAAAATCCACGAGTAGGGGAGGTATAAAAAATACTGGCTTGATTGCCAGTCATTTCAAAGTTCCAAAAATGATATTTGTTAATGCGAATCGTATCTAACGCACCGTCAATTTGAACCCCTGTGTAATAGGCAGACATAGCAAGATCATCAATTTGCGCTTGACCAGTGTTACCACGCATATCAATACCGTAAGTAGCATTTGTAATAGAACAGCTAGTAATCTTAAAACCTGCGCGGTTGTACGCGTAGATTGTTACGGGATAACTAATCAAAGAGCCACGACTACTTGTATCAGGCTGATAAAATTTTATCCATAAATTGTGCAGTTCTATGTCGCCATCGCCAAACACGATAACGCCAGTAGCAGACATATTAAAAGAGCCATTTACATAAATAGCCGATCTGCGTTGCCCATCGCCGCTAAGAGTTTGACCTTGCGTGTTAATAGTCAATGCATTGGTAATGTAGTACGTTCCTGTTGGAAAGTAGACGTGTTTACCTGTGTTAATAGCGGCTTGAATAGCTGCCGTGTCGTTGGTTGACCCGTTGCCAACCGCGCCGAAATCTTTCACGCTAACAATGTCAGACCATTTTGAATTGCCGGTGCGAACGACGGCGCTTGTGTAAGGCGCAGTATAATCAACGCGGGTAGATAATAAATTACCCGCTAAAGTGACATCGCCCGTCACAGGGGCTATTGGGGTAAACCCTGTTGTGCCTGCGCTAAACGTATTGACTAAATTAGTCGGCAAAGCCACATCTAAGCGAATGGAGCCTGGTCCATTTGTAATGACAATACCCGCGCCTGCCGTCAACGTGGCTTTATCTAAAGTATTGCCAGTGCTGTTACCAATTAGCAGTTGACCGTCGGTGTAACTGGTTTGACCTGTACCACCGTTGGCTACCGCAATCACGCCTGTGCCTTCCCCAATCAACGTATACATATTGACCAAAAAACGATACCACTGCGTAGTTATCAAACCTGTATCTGGTTCTGTTAACGCAACGCGCGCGGCGGGGATTTGTGTAATGTTAAGCATTTGTGCCTGTCAGGATTAATTCTGCACCCATGATGGCTATTTTGACAGGATCAGTACCAGACACTTCGTACACGCGGTCGCGCAGCTTGGTGGTCATACCAAGGCGACGCCAGATGGTACGCGTGCCGTATCCACCGATTGGACCCATTGAACGCCAGTGTTCATTTGACCATGTATGGCCACCGTCATCAGACCAGCGTAGCATGACTTGTGGGTCAGCCGCCTCTGCAATAGACTCAACAATCATATTGAAATTAACAATGATATGATCTTGCTCTGCGCCAATAATCATAGGCGTAAGGTAAGTGTAGTCAGGCAAATTAGCGTTGCCGACCAATCCCACGCCTGTTTCAGCTTCTAATTGCAGGCTGTGTTGCGCCGTGCGCTTAAGATTGTTTTGACCGGCGGGTATTGGACGCCACGAACGCAACCATTTTTGAGTTGTATTGTCGTCCTTATATACGTCAAGGTCAAACACATACAGGTTGCCGTTTTCGTAATCACCGACAACTGTTTCGTTAAGATAATTCATTTGGCAGTTTGAGCGATGACGCACAAACTCACCATTTAACAATCCAGCACGCTCATGCCAAGCCGTGGTCGCTGCGTCGTACACCCAAGTGCGGTTAGCAGATGGGAAAGAAATAACGTAGAAAGCATGACCTTCTTGTTGGTATGAATACGCCACGGCATCAGAAATGTTGCCGTAGTTCTGTATAGCGTATTCCACTGCGTGCGTTGACACGCGCATACCGGTGTAGCCACGGGCTTTGTAGATAATGCCGTAACCGCGCGCATCTGTGCCTAACCAGAAAAGCGTATTGTCTAGTTTAGCGACCGAAAAAGGCGCAAGGCATCCAAGTTCGTTAAACGCACCTTGAATGCGCGTAAGCGGAAAAGGCGTTGTGCCTGCGTCATACCAAACTTCAATCGTATCGGTTCCAAATACCCATGCTTCACGTTGGTTGACGTTAACGCACTGCACGCCATCGGGTGAACCTTCAGCACTAGCGAACGCCAAAGGATCAATAGACGTGCCGTCTAATAATGAAGTCACCCACAGTTTTTGTGAGTTGGGTTCATTAAAAACAAAGTAACCGTCAATGTAGCCAACCGTCACCGCACCAGGGAAATCTGGATCGGTAATTTGCTGAAATACATCCGTCTTTTCATTGTAAATAAACCCGTCAGGGTTACACGCAAAAAATATCTGTGTACCGTTATCTGCAATCGACACGGGGCCTGAGTTGCTAGTGATCTTACCTAACAACACGGTCCTACTAAACTTATCGTATATCTTATAGACTTCGTTGCCGGACACCGCATAGGCGTCCGCACCGTTGGTTTGGTGCGACCACAGTGCGCGGATTGGACCCGTGCCAACAGTCAGCACTTTGCGCAGCCCTGGCGCTCTGTTTAAAAACCCTGCTTCCAAACCGCCTTCTGGTACTACTTCTGGGAACAAATTAACCATGCGGCTATCGGCGGCGTTAACCGACCGAGCTACATAAGATGAGCCAAGAATAGGCGTTTTCATTAATAATTACCGGCAAAGATGTTAAAGCGTTGACGCGTTGCAACAATCGAATAAGGCAGCGACATAATGTCGTCAGGATTGTTGATGCGCTTCAGATTGCGCTTAGATGTCATTGCAATACGCTGTACCGTTGGAGGTGGTTCAACACCAAAATCAGCCGCAATCTCGCACGCCAAATTATATTTAAACGCACGCAAATAACCTTGTGGAAAAGTTATTGGTGTATTTAATTGCGCGGGAGCATCCAATGGATCAACACTAATAAAATGCCATTCCAAAATTTTAGTTGGCACTGGATATAAGTGAATATCAATGTTTGGATAATTGGTATTAATCCACATAACTTGTGGATAAGTAGACGTTACTGTTTTAACCGCAATACCATCGTATTGTTGTTGGTTAATAATTTTAATACCAAATGAGATACCGTTGGCGGGGTCAATAAAGTAAGTTGCGTCGTCCATCAAAATAGGACGTTTACCTACAAAGTCACCTGTTGGGCCTAGCGTTTGACTAATACGCCCAGGTTGCCATAAAAATACTTGTTCTTGAGTCGTAAAAATTGAAAGCTTTTCTGTTGACCAAGAATCGATCATTTGATTAAGCGAAGACAAGGCGTCCTGTGCGGTTGCCGCAGAGGGTTCTTCGGCTTCAGCCAGCATTCCTATTAAGCGCAGCGCGCCATTGATTTGATCACCGGCTGTTGTTGCCATGATTACTCCGAAGTTTTACGTCTACGTTTTAGCGCGTTTACCGGCTCCGCATCTTCAGGCGTATCAGTAGTATATCGCACCCAACCGTTTTTGACATCCTCTTCTGCTTCAATTTCCATTGTGGCAATTTTGGAGCCGTGAATAGGGTGTGTTAGTAATATGTTCATTTAGAGTTGGGGACCGAAGTCCCCACCTTATTAAGCGCCGTGAATAATGGCGTAATTAATAACTACAGCCTCAGACAGCGAACCAGCAGAAATATTGCGCAAAACAATAGTTGCTGACCCAGCGGTCAAAGTCGAAGTAAATACGTTATATGTACCGGCTGTTGCTGCGCCACCGGCCACGTTAACAATCAGCACATCTTTCGATGAAATCAAATTGTTGTTTAACGTAAATGCTACGTTTGTAGTTGCTGCCAAAGCAGCTGCGTTCATTGTGATTTGACCGCATGACTTGTTTAAAGTTACCGCTGTGGTTTTATCAGTTGCTTGTGTAACTGCTCCTTGAGCACCTAATGCGTAACCAATTTCTTGGCTAGCATAGCAGGTAACAAACTCAGGATCAGAATAAGCAACGCCAATCGATTGCGAATTTGACATGATTTTTTTTCCTTAAAAGAAGGGGGCTTGCGCCCCCGACTTATTAACCAGCAATACGGTAAGCAACGTATGTAGCATCTGCGGTCTTGCGAACGCGCCAATTACAAGCCGTGTTAGCCGAAACCGCTGCTACACCAACCAAGGTAACGCCGGTGTTAGCCGTAACCGTAGCAGCGTTTGTGCCGCCAATGTTGATGATGTAAAGGTCAAAACAGCTGTTTACTTTCATGCTAGGAAAAGCCGCGTCCAGATCAGTGCCAAGAGGCATTGTCAGGTTAACAGCTGCACCAGTGTAAGTAATAATGCCGTTTGCCAATTCAGCAGGAGTCAGCGTTGCAGCAGCTGTCTTTGCGATTGGAGCGGATTGAACTGAAAGAGTAACTTCGTTTAAGTTGCCATCACCGAGTTGATAGCCACCTGCGCCGTTTGGGAGTGCCATGATAAATTTCCTTGAAAAAGATTAGAAACGGGGGCATACGCCCCCATTTGTTTAGCCCCACATACGCACGGCTGTGACCGGACGAATGGCACCAAAACCATACAAAACGTCAATACGGCAAGGCAGACGGTCGTTGTTGATATCGTACTGACGTACGATACGCAACGAAATACCGTTATGCACTTGACGTGAAGCCATGTCAACGCCCTGTGGGAGCAACAAGTCAGCAGTAGCCAACGAGATCGCATCTTTGTGATAGATCAAGTTTTGTGGATATGCTGTTGCTGAACCACCAAGGAACGTCAGCGCGGCGCTAGCGGCTGGGAATGAATCCACAGTTGCCAGAGCGTTTGTAGGCGTATAGATGGCTGGGCTGATTGTCAGTGTTGCGGTTGTGCCAGAAGACACGGCAACAGGTGCGGTTACAACAAACTGTTGCAACGAACCGGTTGACTGACGGGTCTGTGGGTTAACAGCGTACACGTTAGCAATCGTAAACACGTCGCCTACGTTAAACGTAGGTGAGCCGCTTGTGAAGCTGATTGACAAGGAAGTTGAACCCTGAGCAGTCACAGCTGAAGCTACGATAGGAGCGACAGGTGTCACGCCAGTTGTGTAGCTAGAGATGGATTGGCTCATGTTGATCTCGTCCAGACCCAAAATGCCTTCGCCCATCATGCCGCTCTTGAACTGACGGCTGATAGTGCCGGTTGGGTTAAACAGACCTTTCATGCCTTCAACCAGACCTGCATTAGCAGCTGGGTTGACGGTAGCGTAACGCTGATCCATCGGTGTTGCGAACTCGTTCAGCTTCTGGTTAGCTTGGAGCAGAACCAGTGAAGTTGAAGGAGTTGTGCCTGGTGTGCCGACTGAGTTGTAGATGCTCTTGAATACAGTTGCGACGTCTGCATCAACGCTAGAAGCCAACTGGCTTACGCGAGGCTTCAGAACACGTTCTGCGAAGTCGTCCAACTGCATGGTCAATTCAGCAGATGTAAAGTTTACGCCGATGTGCTTTTGACTCGACACGGTCAGGGTTGTGTACTGTTCGTTGTCGTCCTGAACTTGCAGGGCGGCGCCGTCAGTCACCAGAGCGCGATCGGGCAGGCGGATACGGAGGGTTGAGCCAATCTTTGCGCCTTCAACAGCGAAAGAATCGTCATATTGACGGTTGACGTTACGACTGAGCACCAGGTTGTTCTCGAGGATTTCGAGCGACTTGCGGGTGATCATGTCGATTGTAAGAATCGAGTTTGCCATGATAAATCCTAAAAAAAAGTAAATTAGCGGTTTCGCGCTTCTAGCTTTCTAATCTGTCGCTGACGCTCCGCTTCGATCCATTCTGATGTGCTCATTGATTTGATTGAGCGTGGATCAGTTGTGTCAAAGTTAGGAGAACCAGTGCTTCTTGCCGTGACAGGACTAATAGGCGAGGGCGCATTGGATGTCTTCTTAACCGGCGGGTTTGCGGCTAATTTAGCCTCAAGCTTACCGATTTCTTTAGCCTGCAAGATAGGTTGTAATTTGGAAATACGTTCAGCTTCTTTCGGATTCGCCCCGAGATGGTATGCCAACTCTGGACCAATATCGGAAAACTGAATTGCTTGTGCCATCGATGTCGTGATGGGTAAACTTGGGTTGTACGCGACTTGGTCAAAGTCAGCATATTTAGCCCGTGTTTCCTCTTCACGATCATGATATTGCTCAAGCACCTCTGACTGTTGCTTTTGCTGTTCACGTTGCGAAAGAATTTGTTCGGCTTTCTGATACGCCAATGCTTCAGCGTATTCTTCGGTCGAGGCAAATTGCTCTGGTGCAACAGGTACAGATGAAGCGACAGGTTGAGCGCGTTCGCGTTCCCACTTACGTTGTTCTCTTGCGAGTCTTTTGCCGATCATTGCATCGATTTCGGCTTGCGTATAAGTTTTTTCCGCAGGCTTGTCTTCGGCTACAACTTCAGCTACTTCCGGCGCTTGTACTTCAGGGACCGATTCTGCCGTAACTATCGGTTCTGGCGCGGGTACTTCCGCTAAGGTTACTTCTTCTGACATTTGTGTTTCCTAAGAAACCCCGATTTAGCGAACCGGTACGCTTAATTGTATTACTTAGCTATTATGGGTGCAACAGTTACATTGAAATCCAAGAAGACCCGTTGTAGTACTCCATAACTACAAGAGTCAAATTAAATCGCATCATACCTGCAATAGGGGACGCAGGGCGTTGTGCCGTTGTCCCTGATGGGTATTGTAAATAATCTACGTTTTGGATTTCAAGAGCCATGATTTACGCCGTGAAAGTTCCAGAAGTTGTAAAAGTGTGGATGTAATACCCACCAGAATTAGTTACAGTGCCTCCTGTGGCTCGTTGAAAACTAGACAAATATCGAATAATTACAATTCCTGAGCCACCCGCTGCTGCTGTACCTCCACCACCGCCACCGGTGTTTGCTGTTCCTGCTGTACCGACACCACCTTGAGCAGTACCACCGTTTCCGCCACCACCAGTTCCGCCAGTGCCGCCAC